TCCAAGATATAGCCATCAAACTTTTGAGCGTGAACAGCCGCTCTACGCCGCCCCGCCACGGCGCACATGGGTGGGGCTGACGGATGAGCAGATTGATGCTTGCTGGAACAAAGACTTGTGGAAAGAGAAGCAACCTCACCATATTTTTGCCAAAGCCATTGATGCCAAACTCAAGGAGAAGAACAAGCATGAACAAGAGATGTAAACACATTGGGAAAGATGGATTCCACAGATGCGGAAGCTATGCGTTTAACTTAGAAAAAGATGACATTGACCAAGGTGACTTGTGTGATGTCCATTATTGGCAAGCAAAAGCACAGCGCACATGGGCAGGGCTGACGGATGAGGAAATGGAAAACACATTTATAGAGTGCGGAGGCAAGTGGAACGGGGACTATTGGAAAATTGAAGATGCTGACTTTCACCCCTTTGTAAGAACAATTGAAGCCAAGATAAAGGAGAAGAACGCATGACACTAATGGAGGCAATGGCGTCGGTGTTGATCTTTGTACTCATGGTGTCAGGGGTTGCCTTTTGGGTGTGCCTGGGTGCTATTCTCATTGCAATGAATAAGGAAAAGGCAGATGTCAGAAAAGTTATTGTGGAACCGTTTGAAGGATATCGTCCGAGGACAAAGTTTGCCAGGAAGATGGGAGAGGGTGGAGAACGGGGTGGTGGATGGGATGCCTGATGCAAATTTTTGTGTGCTAGGAAATGAGGGTTGGATAGAGCTGAAACATGGCAAGGTACCCGCCAAAAAGGAAACCATAGTGTTCAAAAGTCAGCGTGGGTTGACACAGGAACAGGTCAATTGGCACTTCAATCAGACCAAAAATGGCGGCAAAAGTTGGGTTTTAGTGCAGTTAGATGCCCGTTTTTTTGCAATTCCTGGCAATTTTGCAGACGAAATCAATCAATATTCTATGGTTGAGATGGTGAATTGGGAGGTTGAGTTGAAGGAATTCATGCTTGGCCTTTGCAATGAGTTTGATGCCGTTTCATATAAATCAAGCAGTTAGTGTTAGATGGGGAAAGTTTTTTGCTGGTTTGTACACGTGAAGAAAGAGAACACCAATTATTTTTTTTTCAGAAAAAAGTTTAAAATGCTAATATGTTAATAATATGCACGGATACAAAGACAATTTGTTGATAGCAGTGCTAATAAATGCTAATAAGTACTAATATGTTACTGATTACTAACAATAGCTTAGCTGCAACGCTTTTTCTTATGGTAATATAAAAATATTTATGGACTGGTTCACGTACGTGTACAAGGTGGTAGCAATTTGTTTGAAGTTGTAGTTATAATGGCACGAAATTAACTTCACACCTTTTGTCGTATGGAAAAAATGCCAACTGACTTGAAGCCAGCTGCTTCTCTACTATCCTCTCCTGCTCCTGGCATCCCAGCTGCGCGCACATCCAAGCGCAAAACACAGCAAGACACATGGGAATCCATCATTGACAAATTTGGTGATCCGTTGAGTGAACTTGCTGAGATAGCATTTGACAAAAACCTTCCTGTTGCTGTTAGAAAAGACGCGCTGAAAGAGGTTGTCCAATATGGGCACTCCAAACGCAGATCCATTGAAGTCACAGGTGCTGATGGAAACCCAATTGAAGTTCGCCTAAAGTTGATAGACGAGATCTCACAAGCAATGAGTAAGCTGAGCGGCAAGTGACAGTAGCCATTGATCCAAACAACTTGGACAGCTCACTTGCTGAGTTGTCGGTGTTTGATCTGACTTTGTTGGCATGGCGTATGAGATGGCTAGCCACAGCAAGGGACAACCAACGAACACCTCCTGGTGATTGGGATGTCTGGTTGATCTTGGCAGGTCGAGGGTTTGGGAAGACAAGGACGGGAGCGGAGGATACGGCTTGGTATGCAACACAAAACCCAGGTCACCGTTGTTCCATCATTGCCCCAACTTCTGGTGACATTCGAGACACATGCATTGAGGGTGAGTCAGGCATGTTGTCTGTGCTTCCTGAGACAATCATCAGATCCTACAACCGAACGATATCGGAAATCATCTTAGAGAATGGTGCAGTCATCAAAGGTTTCTCAGCACAGGAACCAGATCGACTTCGTGGACCGCAGCATCACCGTGTGTGGTGTGATGAATTGGCAGCATGGCAATACCCAGATGAGACCTGGGACATGATGAAGTTTGGGTTGCGCCTGGGCGAACACCCACAGGTAGTGGTCACAACTACCCCAAGGCCCATTGAGCTGGTAAGGAAGTTGATAAAGGATGGCGAGAAGAAGAAAGGCTCTGTCTATGTGACTCGTGGATCAACCTATGAGAACAAAGCCAACCTAGCCAAGTCATTCATAGATCAGCTGTCGCAGTATGAGGGCACACAGTTGGGACGACAGGAGATTTATGCTGAGGTCATAGACCCAGAAGAGTCAGGCATAGTGAAGAGAAGTCAATTCAAGTTGTGGCCTGCAGATAAGCCATTGCCAGGCTTTGAGTACATAGTCATGTCGTTGGACACAGCATTCACTGAGAAGACAACAGACAAGAAGACACATGACACAGACCCAACAGCATGTTCTGTCTGGGGATTGTTTAGACAAGAAAAGCGCCCACACTTCCTGCTACTTGACTGCTGGCAAGATCATTTGGGGCTACCAGACCTCATTGAACGGGTTAAAAAAGAGTACAAAGTCAAATACGGAGATGAGGACTTCAGGCCCATTATTCAACCGTTGGTTGGTCCTAAGCATTCAGTCCTGGGTGGCAAGTCAGTTGACCTCTTGGTGATTGAGGACAAAGGGTCAGGGATTTCCTTGAGACAGATGCTTGCGCGTGAAGATATCTTGGCATACCCTTATAATCCAGGCAGGGCAGACAAACTTCAGCGACTGCATGCCGTATCTCACCTCTTTGCTCATGGACATGTCTGGGTAGTGGAATCGGAAAAGCGTCCTGGCATGCCACGCTCCTGGGCCGATCCCTTAATCACTCAGGTTTGTAGTTTCCATGGTGAAGGTTCAATCAAGCATGACGACTTTGTCGACGCCACTACTCAAGCCCTCCGCTTACTCGCTGACCGCAACCAAATGGCCGTCACCTTGCCTGTCAAAGAACCCAAGCCTCGCAAGCCACTGATCGACCGCCATAACCCATATGCCGCATAAAGGAACATAGCATGGCAGATACTGATGACACAATGGAGAAGCAACTGGGTGAGATGATTCCAGTTGATGACGATGAAAGCGATGTGGAGGATACAGAAGATGGTGGTGCAATGGTCAAAGTTAGTGACACACCTCTTCCCGGTCAATCAGAATTCTATGCCAACTTGGCTGAAGATATGCCAGAATCAGAGCTTGCCATTATGGGTGCTGACTTGTGTGAGCTGGTTGAGAAAGACAAAGAAGCTCGTAAACGACGTGATGAGCAATATGAAGAAGGTTTAAAGCGCACAGGACTTGGTGATGATGCTCCTGGAGGTGCGGCATTCACTGGTGCATCCAAAGTAGTGCATCCCATGCTGACAGAGGCTTGTGTTGACTTTTCCTCTCGGGTAATGAAAGAGATCTTTCCACCCATGGGCCCAGCAAGGCAAGAGGTTATTGGGGATGTGACCAAGGCGAAGTTTGAGAAGTCAGAACGCCTGACCAAGTTCCTCAACTGGCAAATGACCAAACAGATGCCAGAGTTTAGGGCAGAGCTTGAGCAGATGTCCACCCAAATGCCACTGTCTGGTGTGCAGTACATCAAGTTGACTTGGGACCAACGGCGCAAGCGCCCATTGCCTATGTTTGTCTCATCAGACGACATTTTGTTGCCCTTTGCTGCCTCAAACTTTTACTCAGCTGAGCGCAAGACGCATGTGCAATATGTTACCAAGTTGGAATACAACAGGCGTGTAAAGTCAGGCATGTATCGAGACATTGAGCTTGCGCCTGAGCCACATAGTCCAGAAGTATCAAAATCAGAAGCAGCCAACGACAAGATTGAAGGTCGCAAGGCGGATGCATACAACACCGATGGGTTGCGTACCATACTTGAGATTGCTGTCTACTACGATGTGGAAGATGACACTGATGGCCCGGCGCCTTATGTCATTTCAGTTGATAAGAGCTCA